TCTGCGGTCCCTGATTGCCCTGGCTGCGGTGAGCAATGATCTGGCTCATTGGGATAAGTTGATTGTTCTGGATCCTGTTCTGGAGGCCAGCGATGAAGCAAGTTGATAAGTTCAACTCCGGCGTGGATTTTGGGATCCTGTACGGGAAGGATGAGCTGCTCCGGTCCTGTGTGCTTATGGCTCTGCGGAATGCTGTCGGGCATTCTCAGCGGATGTCACGAGGATCCCTGGTCGCTAAGGTTCGTGAGGTCTGGGCTATGCATCAGGGTGGAAACCGGATGCCTGGTGAGCGGAGGATCCGGAATACTATTCGAGATCTCCGGCGTGATGGGGCTTTGATCCTGTCCACTGGTGGTCGTAAGGGAGGTTATTGGAAGGCTACTTCCCTGGCTGAGGTTCGTGAGTTCTGCGAGGCTGAGCTTGAGGCCAGGGCGAAGGATCTGTTCTGGACCGCTTACCAGCTGGAGGCTGCTGCCCTGGTTGAGTTCGGTCGGCAAACTAATCTATTCAAGGAAGGTGATTGATGAATATTAAAGTTAGATGTCAGTGTCCAAAGCCACCAATCTCATTTCATAAGGGCGTGGTTCCTGTGATCCATCATGACGGTGTTCCTGAAGGAACCTTGCATTTCAAGGCTGCGGATCGCCAGTGCGATCATTGTGGGAAGCCGATCTGCAAGGACTGTGGGATCAATGTCCGGCGTGAGTATCCCTGGGCATGGGATTGGAAAGGGGTCGAGTGGATCTGTAAGGATTGCAAGTCCCTGTTGGAAGAACCTAGTGAGGTTGGTTATGATTTACGTTTCAAATAAGTGAAACCTATGCTATACTATAAGTCTACCGAGGAGCCGAGTATGGAAGATTCCCTTGAAACCCCCACCCCAAATAAATGTCAACATCCCGCTGAATCTCTGATCGATGATGAGATTGGCTACATGTATATCGCTGCTGGCCAGCTGTGCGATTCCAGGCAGATGGTCCAGGTCTGTACAGTCTGTGGCGATATCCTGATTCCTGAAGACGCTTTCGCTGATGCGGAAGGTTCGTTTCTATTCTAGTTATCCTGGAGGATAATATGTCTGATGATAAAGCTCTATCTGTTCACTCCCCTACTGGCCTACTGGTTCCGGTCGCATCTCTTGAAGAGTTGAAGGCTGCGTATGATGCTAAACAGGCTTTTGTAAAAGCCTTGATGGTTGACGGGACCGATTATGGGACTATCCCTGGAACGGGATCCCGTCCGACTTTATTGAAACCAGGTGCTGAAAAGATCGCCAAGCTTTATGGGGTCCGAGTTGCTTTTCACTTGGTTGATTATACTGAGGATTGGCTGGGGGATGATCATGGCGGTGAACCGTTTTTCTATTATCGCTACCGATGTGATTGGGTCAAAGATGGGGAATTGATTGCTTCCTCTGAAGCTTCCTGTAATTCCTGGGAAGAAAAATATCGTTACCGGACTGCAAAGCCGATCTGCCCTACTTGTGGCGAGGGTCTGCGTAAGTCTAAGAATGATGGTGGTTACTATTGCTGGATCAAGATGGGAGGCTGCGGTGCTACCTTTGGTCCTGATGTCATTGTTGGCCAGCAGCTTGGAAAGATTCCGAATCCCAATCCCGCTGATATCGTAAACACAATTCAGAAGATGGGCCAGAAACGTTCGATGGTTTCCAATGCTTTGATCGTTGGGGATATGTCAGATATATTTACCCAGGATCTTGAGGATCTTCCGACCGGTGGATCTCCGGATGTCACGATCACAAAAGATAATCCTACGAAGGTTCCCCCAAAACGAAAGGGCAAGAAGAAAGCTCCGGCGAAAGAGAAGGCTAAGGTTGATACGGCTGCTATTTATGATGCGGTTGTCAATGAGGGGCTGGCTGAGAATACTTTTGCTGCTGAGAATGCTCTGGCTCGTTGCTCTACTGGATGGGCCACATCGGTCGCTGCTATATCCTGGATGCGTTTTTATCGGGGCCACAGAGACCTTGGTAAGTCTGTTGACGCTGCAGTGGATCTCGCCAATTCTGGTCAGCCACCAGCGATGTAATCTATAACTGATGGGGTGCTACTCTATCGCAGGATACTGGCTGGTGAAAGTCAGCCCACCCCATTGGAGGTTCAATGAATGATCTGTGGTAAAATGAATGTTGGGTAGGATGTGCTAAAATTTATAAGAAAGCGATTCCTCACATCCTACCCTGGAAACGGAATCGCTTTTTTATTTCTGGAGTTGCAGGTTCTACTATTCGGAATATTATTTATAGAAATATCTAGAGGGAAGAATGAGCGGAATATATATCATCATAAATAAAGTGAATAATAAAACTTATATCGGATCGACTCAAACAACGTTTGCGGATAGGTGGGACAATTGGCGATCTCTATTGAATAATAACAAAGGGCAGCACCATCCTGTTTTACAGAACGCTTGGAATAAGTATGGGGCTGAAAGTTTTAAGTTTCGGGTGTTGGAGGAATTCCCAGGCTCGATTACAAAAGATGAGGTTAGAGAAATTGAGCAATGGTATTTTGATAATTTCAAAACCCATGATACGAACGGTGGATATAACATTGCAACGTATGCTTCTCATTCAAGACAGAAATATGATCCCGCAACGATAAAATTATTAGTTGACACGATGGGGGTAACTGCTAATACAGCAAGGTTATGGATTCGTAATGTTGAAAAATATGGGGTTGCATTCTAATGAGATCTGTAATTTTCCTGGTCGTTTACGGAGTGTTGTACTTCCACTTTCAGTTGTGGCGGTTGACGGATAGCTTTGTTCAACCGCCATTGTTCTACGGGGTGGTCGCTGGCTTTGTTCTGTTTGATCTACTAGAGATGGGTTTTATAAGGAGTTACGAATGACGAATGATTTGATCCCTGCTCCCACGAACGATGTCCAATCATATACCGATCCGGCTGATTCATTCCAGGCTGAGGCGGTGTTCAAAGCCAACTCTGCTTTCAGCAAAGAGCAAAACGATTATGAGCAGATGTTGATCTGGTTCCAGGCTTGGGTGCTGCAGCGGAGGCATACTACTTCTCTGGTTCGCTCTATGCTACCTGGCCCTGGGGCTTATTACGGAAACCAGTTCGGGCCAGGTGACGAAAACGTTACTCGGCTCGCCGATTTTGGCTTTAGTAAGATGCAGTTTTTTAGACGCTGCAAGGAACTTGAGGTTGATCCGGATGTGTTTTATTCTTATTTGGATGAATGCATCGAGCAGACTAAACAGCCATCACTTTACGGGATGCTCCGCTTCTCTGGTGCTGGTTCCTCGCTGGGTCATCCTGGTGAGGTTCGATGTCCGCATTGCTCCGGCAAAGGTTGGGTGAAGAAATGAAGGTTATTATTCCTGATTACGTTACTGTGAACGTGGTTGTTGATCCTGGTCCTGATGGTGTCAAGACCTGGCATCCTATCCATGTGTCGTTTGATCTGCTGCAGCAGGGGAATTTCAAGCTGGTTGAGAAGTTCCTGAAAGATATGGCTATTCGTGGTCATGAGAAGAAGATTGCTGCTTATGAAATGTGTGCTGCTCTTGAGGATAACAATGAGTCCTAAAGGTATCCCTGGCTTCCGTCTGTCGGTCAGACAGAGTTTACGGGCTGAGTACCATGAACTACATGGCTCTGGCGGTTATCGTGTCCTGGGTGATATTTGGGGCATTTCAACTGGGGTCGCTCATTCTCTATGTACTAAAGATAACTACTGGCCTTCCGATCATGGCATCCAGCTGGCTCTTGAAGCTGCAGCCAGGTCGAGGGGGATTGCTGTCCGGAGGCGTGGTCGCAAGTCGGATCTGTGGTCGATGGATGTTGATGTGCTGTTGTGGAAGATTATCAATCGTGAGGAAGTCTGATTTCATGGTATACTGGAAGAGCTTAGGGTTTACAGATCATTGAGAATAAAAAGCGACTTCTGAACTGTGATCCTAAGCAATCACTCTCAATTTTTCAGAAGTCGCTTTTTGTTTATAAGGAATGTTCATGGCATATAAATTACCAAATCATACTCAGACACCAAATGAATTACTGGATGATCACTTACCTGATATGGGGTTCGCTGAGTTGAAAGTGGTTCTGGTCATTTGTAGAAAAACATTTGGCTGGCACAAAGGTGTTGATCGGATTAGCTTATCTCAGTTGGAAAAGCTTACTGGCTTGTCCAGGCCGGCAGTTGTGAATGGGATCAAGGAAGGTATAGATCGAGGGGTTATTCAACGGGATCAAGTAGGTAACGGTTTTTACTATTCGCTTATCTGTAGTAAAGAAGCTTTACCAGCACCTAGTAAAGAAGCTTTACTAACGAATAAGGGGTGGACTAGTAAAGAAGCTTTACCCACAAAAGAAAGAACTAAAAAAAGTAAAGTAATAAAGAAAGATGGTGTGCGCACTTCTTTCTTATTAAAAGAATTTCCAGATTTTATTGAAGACTGAAGGAGCTGAAATGAATAAAAGACCGGAACGGGTTGTCGTTGAAACGTGGGTGAAGTTATTTCCAGAAAAAAAACTAAACAGGCAGATGTTGAATAGGATTGAGGATAATTTAGAAAACCGCTGGAATGATGAATGGTTCAGGGATAATTGGTTGGTTGCTATGACCAGGGCGAGCAAGTCTGACTGGTGTCATAGATCTGCGGTATTCAACTTGTTCTGGTTTTCAAGCAATATTCAGAATGTTGAGAAATGTCTGGCTGGCAACTATGACAATGATGGTACTTCCCAGTCCGAAATAAAGAAGGATTACTATGGTGATCCATACTCCGATTACCTACAGGATTATGACGAGGATGAATGGAACCGCTGGAATGATGATTTTGATAAGGCGCATCCAGAATTGATTGGTGTTTATCAAGATATGCAAGTTTGAGTTTATTGAAGACTAGATAAAGGAGCCGAACGTGAGTCACTCAACGATCTGGAAAGTTTATAAGACAACAGCAACGCCCTATAAAGAATTGTCGAATAGTTGGGGCACTGTTCCCCCCTTATGGGGATGGTTGGGGATGAAATATTTGGGTTGGGAAAAAGAAAGCGTTTGGCTTCACAATTCTGACAATCCCCTTTTGTGGGAGTTGTATAAAAACGAATCCGTTCCTATTCACATGAGATTTGGACTAATGGCAACCTTTGATGAAGGCATTGTTGAAATAAAGGATCTAGTCAAAGCTTCTAAATTAGCACGGCAGGTATATGACGCATTCGGTTACGATCCCCATAAGGCGAATAACTGGAATGGAATATCAAAAGCTTATATTGGACTTTCAACAATCAAAGACAAAAGAATCCAAGGTATTGCCCTGGGATGCACAAGCGTAAGTGATCCCTGGGAGGACAGAAAACATCAAGAGCCGTTCAGCATTTTTGATTATCTAGACTAGAAAAAGGTTCTTATGAAAACAACCCAGGAAGCATTTGATGATCTGATTGAATCAATAAAAGGTTATCCGGCGTTGATGGAATCCACGTTGAAGGCCATGATGTTATTTGAAGGGAGGGAAGCTATTTATAAAGCGTATGCTGAAGGACTTGGGAGGCCATCTCTGACTGCTGAAGAAAAGAAGCAAGCTTTATTCAATGAAGTATTAGATAAAGGAGCCGGAAACAATGACTGACGAAAAGAACGTTTTATCTGCTGAAGAAGAATCCTTACTCGCATCATTTGAAACAGATCCAGGTCCTGGCGAGCATGCTGTCGCTGCTGCTACGGGTCTGGCTGAGGGGGGAGCCCTGGCTGCTGGCCCTGGCTTTGTTTCGCAGTCTGGACCGGAGACCGTTGTTGGTCAGGTCCTTCCGGAGCGATCTGAGGATCCGATCGGTGATGGGTTATCTCCGGAGGAGGCGTTGGCCCAGGATATGAAGCTGTGGGTTGCCCTGGATGCTCAGGTCAATAACTTGAAGGCACGAGTCGCTGAGGTTGGCGAGGCTATCCTTGCTGCTTCTCCGACTCTGGTCGCTGCAGCAGCTGCTCACAAAAAGGCATTGAAGAAAGTCCAGAAGGATTTCGCTGTTCTAGATGCTGATATCAGGTCTGATGCTATGACCAATTATGAAAAGACGAAAGAGGTTGACCCAACTCTGGGTGTAAAAATCACGATGAATAAATCAGTGGTCCTTGATGTCGATGAGGCTGAGGCGATTGCCTGGGCGATCACGAATAAACATGGGAAGCTGCTGAAGCTGGATAAGACGAAGTATGCTGCTCAGCTTCTGTTGGGAACGATGGATGGTATGCCTGGTTCGGTTGATGATTCAAAGGTTCCCAAAGCTCAGGTTTCATTGAAGGCTTACCTGAAGGGGGCCAGCGATGATTGACCAGACAACAGTAGATAAATGGAAGAAACTAAATAATTTGATTTATGAAACGCTAATCAATACCACTTGTTCCTATACGGTTGAAGTGGGAACAGATGACGGATTTCCTCTTGTGGATTTACTGTCACCGGGAACAGATATTAAATTGGGAAAGATGGAGTGTCAGCACATTGCTGATGACCTTACAGATGATATTCTCAACTCCCTTGTAAGTGAACCAGTTGAGGATGGGTGCAAACATGATGAACCTGGACTATCAAGGATAAAGCTGGATATGTGTGAGTGTAAATCATGTGTGAAACTACGCAACGAGATAGCCAAGCGGGTATGGGGTAAGTACGCACAATCTTATCCAGACTCACTTGAAATCAAAAACGTAGACTTGGGATATACTCACTGGCTTGACAGTAAACCCTACGACCCGCACGAAGTAGAAGAACCTGTTGAGGATGAGCGTTGCGAATGGAGATATGACGAACACTGTGATATGTGGGAAGGGGATTGCGGAATAGCGTGGGCGATGATTGAGGGTACTCCAATTGAAAACGATATGATGTATTGTCCTAAGTGTGGAAAGAAGTTGCTTGACACGCCCTACGACCCGGAGGACAAATGAACAAAGACAAAATACTTGCTGAGATTGCAGAGCTGTTTGAACCTAAGTGGGGCTATAACACAAAAGAGCAATGGTTGAAACTTGTTGCTGATATCCTCACCGCTCACGAGCAGGAAGGCATGAACCATACAACAGCAGATAAGATACTTACTGATATGTTTGAATCGGGATGGTTTCATCAAGACCAGATTGATTATTTTGAAAAGGAAATCATCAACTCCCTTGTAAGTGAACCTGAAACCGACAACGAGATAGCCAAGCGGGTGATTGAGGAATATATCGAGAACGGACTAAAAGAAAAGTACAGAAAGGGTGCAGGGCATGGGTGGGAAAAGGGTATATCCTACAAACATGAGGTATCCCTGCTTCAAGATTGTTATGAGTGGCTTGACAAGAAACCCTACGACCCGCACGAAGTAGCACAGATGAAGGATAAGGATGAGAAAGGAAACCTGGATTGATATCGGGGCAGATCTTATTGGGATCCAGCACATGGATTGCCAGTACTGTTTTGCTCGATTCGCTACTGAGCTGGCTCATGGGCTGGTGTATAAGAGAAATTACAACCGGAGATCCAGCTGGAAGAAGATCAATGTCCGGCCCAATGCAATGCCTTGCTGCCCTGGGTGTCAGAAGTTCAGTGAGACCTACGAAGGACGGAAGCATGCGTGGAATGTGTTGTGCGATTGGTACGGGGAAGAAGTTGTCCAGGCTTTCCTGGATGGGCTGGACCTAAAGATAAAGGATAACTATGGCTGAGAGAGGAAGGCTTGCAAAAGAACGGGCCAAGATTATGAAGGCTTATTATTGTTTCGTTGGTGAGGCTGAGTATTCGATCCTGGTATTCTCTATGACGAAGGGTCTGGCTAAGGCTGCGGTTGCTCAGGAGATCGATGCTGATTTTACAGATGTGACCTGTCGGCGCTGTAGTGGTTATGATCGTTATGCTCGGAATCGGATCTCTCCACACAATACTCCGCTGCTGTTGATGGATAATGCTGATTGTGCAGCTGCTGGTGTCCCTGATTATTATTCGGAGGTGGAAGATGCCAGCTTATAATTTCAAAGCTGAGTTCGCTGGTGCTATCGTGTACGGTGAAAAGGCTCAGACCATCCGGAAGGTAAGGAAGAATCCGACGAAGGTTGGTCAGAGAATTTATCTTTACACTGGGATGCGAACGAAGCATTGCCGAAAGTTGGGGGAAGGAGAGATTATATCAGTTGAGCCATTTGGCATTCTAAAGGATGGTACTTATCTTGTTGGGAATCTCTTTCACCTGGGAGAAAATAGTTTTGATGAAGATTGTACTGGTGAATTATTGGCTCAGGCTGATGGGTTCAACTCATACTCTGAGTTTGTGAAATTCTTTGAGGATACCTACGGGCTGCCATTCAAGGGAGAACTTATCAAATGGAGGTTGGATGAATAATGTTGAGCGGGAAAACCTTTATAACAAAATTGACGGTGACGAAGAATTGTCTGATGGAGAAAAACGAGATGCATTTAATGAAATGTTAGAAGATGACTACTGGCGAGAGCAGGAAGAACGGGAGGGACGATGAAGATAATTCTTGAAGGTGAACGTCCCTGGTCCTGGAATCAAATGTACGCTGGCGTTCACTGGTCAAAGCGAAAGGAAGAAGCCGATCGTGTTCACGATGAGGTCTGGCTTGATTGTCATGTATTCAAAAGGGAAATGATTATTGGCGTGGTGGATATTCTCGTTACTGCTTACTTCAAGAATAGACCGCAGGACTCAGATAATATCTGCTCGAAGCTGTATATTGATGGGCTGATTGGAAACGTGATTGAGGATGATACCAGGGAATTTGTCCGGAGGGTGTCCACTCAATCTGAGGTTGACGAAGAAAATCCACGAGTTGAGATTGAAATAATAGTATTGGAGGATGAATGAATACCATTTGGAAGTATGAGCTTCAGATTACCGATGTGCAGACGCTGTCAGTTCCGGTTGGAGCGAGACCATTGAAGGTTGGGTCCCAAGAGAAGGATCAAGATAAGATATCCCAGGCCCAGCTCGATGAAGGTTGGCGGTTAGTTCCACTTGATGCTCTGATGATCTGGCTTCAGGTGGATCCGGAAGCAGAGCTGATTGATGTTGTATTTCGGGTCATTGGCACTGGTCACAAGTTTGATCCAGCTGGGCTTTGGCATTGGGGAACTACAGATTGTAATGGATATATTTGGCATGTATTTATGGAGGCTGGATTATGAACCATTGTGAGCGGTGCGGTGATCCAACTTCTAATCCAAGATTTTGTTCCAGACGTTGCTCTATTCTTACTGTGAGGGCAAGTGGAAAGAAACCAGATCCTTCCCTTGATCGTATGAGGTTTCCTACCGAGCTTGAAAAGGCTTGGGCTTCTGGGTTTTGGCAGGGGGATGGAAGTGTAGCCAATTCTACGAGGAATAGAGGATTTCGTTCTCTCCGAGTTTCTGTTTATCAGAAAGAGAAATACCCCTTGTTGTTATTGAGGGAATGCTGGGGTGGGAGTATTCGACCAGATAAAGATAAATGGAATTGGTCAGCTTGCGGTGCGAGGGCAGAAGAGTTTTTGAATGATATTATCGAATGGGCTTCTCCCAGAAGAATAAAACAAATTAGAAAAGCAAGGAGTGTGTGATATGCCATCAGGTTACGATAGATATCTCGATTTCCAGTATAGAATGTCTGGTGGATTCTTTACTCATTTGTTCCAGGCCATTGCTGTGGCTGATGGGGATAATACCGCTGCCCTGGAGAAGGGCTATCCGGAAGAGGTAGATGCTTATCGTGTCTGGACAACGATGGGAGCCCAGGCTTTACTTGCGTTCATTTCTCACTGTCATGGTTGTCGACCGAGGTTCATAGAGGAATATGGGCTGGATGAGTTTCCGGATCCGGTTCTGGAGGAACATTACTGGAACCCTGGTGAGGTGGCTCTTGATAAAACTCTGGGCTTTGATCAGGTCGAAAAGGATCTAGCTGCTCTTATTGATGATGGTCTGGCTGGGCTGCCGATTCCCTATCCGCTGGTGTTCATGCATAAGGAAGTCCAAGATGATTTTGAGATTCGGGCTTGGCAGGTGTTGGGTGCTGAGCGTATCCTGGTCGAGATTGATAATCTCAGTGAGGGTGTCTTTGATGCTGACTCAACCATCCTGGCTGCGATCGGGGAAGTCTATCAGGCTGAGAAGGCTGAGAGGGCGAGCAGGGTAACGAAATCGTGAACTACCTGAGATAAAAAATACCCCAGGGTTTCAAGCCCTGGGGTTACGTTCGGAGCCGAATCCGAAAGTAAATTTATTATAAACTATATTTGCTATAATGGGGAAGGAGGTTGTGGCTCTGATGAAAAATATACATAGAGGCGAGAGGGCGTTCATCATAGGTAATGGTCCAGGCTTGTTATGAGATCACCACCAAAAACCAAACCGCCAACCAGTCGACCGTCCGGTCCGGCTCCACCCCCACCACCAGGAGGTCCGATGTCCCAACCGCCACCTAAAAGAACTCCACCAGCTGGTGGGTCGAATGTGTCTGGTCCTAATAAGAAGATGATCGAGTGTCCCTGGTGTCATATGTTTACGAGGGCATTCGATACATGCAGCCATTGTAATGGTCCGGCTTTCCCTATCATCAAGCGTGGCCCGAACAAGACTGAGAAACCGAAGATTCCGAAGGGAGGGAGGCGATACTGATGAATGTCGTTGCGATCGTGAGTGCTTATCATTGCTCCGTTGATGATGTCCTGGGCTGCATCCGGAACCTACGGGAGCAGACTCTCTCTCCCCATATCTGGATGGTGAGCCAGGAGGCTGGGGAGATTGGTCGGCGGTGCAGGGAGCTGGTTGATTTCAACGTCATTACTCCAGATGTCCCTGGGCTGTATGCTGCTTGGAATATGATTATCCGGAGGCTGCCAGAAGAGGAATGCTTTATTACCAATGCCAATACTGATGATCGTAAGGATCCGGAGGGTATCCAGAAGCTGGCCCTGGCCCTGGGTTTGGGTAACGATCTGGTTTATGGGGATTATTGGAAGGTGGATAATTTACACGCTGAAGGGGTCCGGATAGAGCGTCCTGGTTATTCCATTGAGGATATGAGAACTCATTGCTTT